CAACGATGAGAATCGTTCAACATGCGACCGCATCCGGAGTTAATATGAATATGGATATTCTCATTTCGGAATCACAGATATTGCGAGATGTGGATAATGATATCTTGATTATTACTATACCTAATTTACCACCAAAGAAAGATATCACTCCATATTTAACCAAGGATAATTTAGAGATTAAAACGAATGGTTTCTATATGGGGAGATCCAATGACGGTTCAATGAAGATAAATAATTTATCTTGTATTAAATCTAACGGTTGGAGGACACTTCCAACCCAGGGTTTCGTTGGATCGATTTGGTCTGCCACTGCAACAGAAAGAACTGTCAATGGAGAGTGTGGAACTCTCATGATTGGTGAAACTATGCGTGGTTATGTTATATTGGGTATCCATGTGCTTATCAGTCCTTTGACCAAGTGTGTTGGCGCTACAAAATTGAATACTACTATTATAGACAATTTACTTGTTGAAGATATGTATACTGTTCAAGCGTCGTATCCAACATTATCCTCTCAAAGCGCCCAAAGAGAAGTTGTTGATCTTCATCCTAAATCTACTTTTAGGTATTTGACTGATGGATCTGCAGCTGTTTATGGCTCTTTTAGTGGATTTCGACCAGCTCATAAATCGAATGTTGGAATTTCCCCACTTGCTCATTATTTGGGTCCGTTAGGTTATAAGATTAAATATGGCCCACCTGTTATGTCAGGTTGGAAACCATGGCATATTGCTGCTTCAGATATGGTGCAACCTATTGTTAAAATTGACTATGATATCCTGAAAAAATGTGAAAATTCTTTCTTTGGAGATATTGTTGCTAATATTAACAATCTAGACCAATTGCATGTATACGATAATTTCACAGCTATTAATGGAGCAGCTGGGGTTTCTTATGTTGATAAACTTAATAGAAACACCAGTGCTGGGAATCCGTGGAAAAAGGGAAAGAAACATTTTCTTATTCCTATAGTTCCACAACATGACTTGCAGGATCCAGTTGATGTTACACAGGAAATTAAAGATAATATGGATAGAATCATTAATACTTATCATCGTCGAGAACGCTGTATGCCCAATTTTTGCGCACATCTTAAAGATGAGGCAGTCTCTTTTAAAAAGATTGCCGCTGGCAAGACACGAGTCTTTACTGGCGCACCTATGGATTGGACTATTGTCGTTCGTAAATATCTGTTATCGACTATTAGATTGATGCAAAC